TTCGGAAATCTCATTTGCGCTGCGCCTACCCAATAAAAATCATTTATAGGAATAGGTTTAGATTTAACGGCCTTATGAGTTTTTCTAACTCGATTATCGTTCTCGGTTATCCAGCGTTTATGAGTTTTACCCGCTTCAATCGCTTCTTTATACTCTGTATAATTAAGAACATCATTTGCGCCGTTCTCGGCGTTATATAATGCTCTATCGGATGAAGTGTACCACGGTTCGTCTCTATGCTTGTTTGTCGTATCTATGAAGTTATACGCAATGTCCGTCGCATAGTCGATTAAATAATCGTCAGGTGTCGTAAATTCTGCAACAAGTGACAATATCCAACTCTCCAATAAACCTCTAACATAATAATAATTTGTCTCGCCGTTCTCGTTCATCGTTAAAAGAAGAACAAGTATAACGTCAAATATATCATTTGCCTTTTTTGTATATTCAAGTCTCTTTTCGACTTGTTCTTCGTTGAGATCCATCTTTCCGAAATACAATTCAGGCGGTTCTGCTTTTTGAGTTGTTAAATTATTTAATTCGTCTATGTTTCTTGTCATAATTTACTGATTTAACATCGGACTATTACTTGCGTTATCTGAAGCGTCCTGCATTGTTCTGTCTGCATTTGGTGCTTCTTCAGCGTCGTTATCCTTTGCAAAGATAGTTTCCTGATATTTCTTAACACTTTCACCACTTCTCTGAATAACCTGTGACGCGTCTGCAAATAACGGAATATTTGAAACGCAATCTTCAAGTGAAAATCCATGTGATAAAAGTGTTGCGATAGCATTTGTCTTTGTCGCAAGGTCTGAATTTTTAGGACGTCTGATTGCAGGCTGTATATCGCTTGTGTGTAATAAGAGTATTTTGCTTCCTTCGGAACCCGGACACTCTTTTACGGCGGTTAATACAACTCTAATCTCGTCTATCTGACAACCCTTAACAATTTCCTCTCTGGATGAAGCAACGCTCTCCGCGTCGGCCCAACCTGCGGCGGTGTCCATCGCAACGCCTGAACTACCGCCGGAAGTTTCTGACCTTTGGGGGACGTGACATTTTTGGAGAACTAAACTTCTTTGCTCCATGTATGTTTTATTCATGCCTTCTAAGCCGTAATCCATGACTAAAGGCTGAATTGAGGGGTTAACTCCTTCTCTGGCGGTCTTTGTCATTACCCAATCGCCATTTTTCGGTTTCTTAGGCACTTCAATTTCGTTACCTTCTTCGTCTTTGATAATCTGCTTTTCAAACTCAACGTTGTTAGACCACCAAACAGCCTGAATATTCTGCTCAATGCCGTTTGAAATATCGCTAACAAGCAAATTGATATTGTCGCAAGCGCTAATCTGATTTTCAAATACGCCCGTTCTACTCGGTTCCCAATACCACTCAATAAGAGGTATCTTTCCGAGTACGTTCTTCGCGTCGAATACTTCTAAGGGAGACCATACATACTGTGTTTTGAATATATTTTCGCCCTTTTCGACTTTTTTATTGTTCGGCGCGTTATATTTTCCTTTAAGGTCAAAGCGTTTATCTTTTGTATATGCTGAAATGTAGTAATTTTTTTCAGTATCTACATTTAATGTAACGCCTAAAACTACTCGTCTATCTGTATAGGCCATTGAACGAACAACGAACGCCCATCGCGGATCTACTACATCCCTTGTAAAATAAGACTCGCCTTCTTCATAATCTGCATTAAGATCAATAAAAGTAAAAGCATGACCACAAGTTACTACATAATTAGCAAGTGTCTGTAACGCTCTTTCGCTTCCTGTCGCTGAATAACATCTATTTAATTCTGCAACTCCATCGGCCTTTATCTCTGCGTCGTTTACATCGCCTCTTAACACTAAGCTGATAGGGTTTCCCCATCCAAAGCCACGCCAAAAGTCGCAAATTTCAAGGGCAACATTGTCAACCGCTTCGCAATTTACCCATTTCATAACCTTTTTTTCTTCTTTACGCTTTAAAGGCTGCTGTCCAGAAGCAAAATCTAATAAAAACTGACAATCATCCGCATTTTCACGGTAAACACTCATTGCCTGCTGTATTACTGTGACAATGTTTTCAGCATTTATTTCTTTATATGAAGTTAATATGACGTTTCTGCCTTTGCCTATCATTATTTCTCTCCACGCAAAAAGGACCGCGTAATCCCGTAACGCGATCCTTTTTAATATCCATAAAAGGGGGCTAATAAACGATTAGTTCATTCTGCCAATTACAATATATCATAGATTGCAACTCTACTTTACTATAAATACCTATAAATCACTCTACTTTACTACCCAATTTCTGATATTCAGGGCCTATTGTGTCTATTTTTGTCAAATATCTGTCTCCAAATCTTTCCTCAAACTCCCTTAAAGCTGCTTTTTGTATTTTATAAACATTAGAGGGAACAATATTCATTTTTGCAGCTATCTCTTTATCAGTAAGTTCCTGAACATATCTCAATGTCAATATCTTATGAGAGTTCGGATTTTCGAGTTCGTCAATCATACCGATAATCTGTGTACGCTGATTCATAAGTCTTTTGACTAAAATGTTCAATTCTTCTTCATTTTTGATAATTTTAGCCACCGCGTCCGCTAATCTGTCGGGATCTGGTGTCGATTTTACTCTTTCGCCCTCTGTTGATACCGTTATTCTGCAAGCCAAAGTCCTTAAACGGTATATTTCTTCAAGTTTTGCGTCAACCATAAAGGTTAATTTTCTTATTTGGTTAAGATAATCTTTAGTTGTCATTTTATCCCCCTTAGAATAAACTTCCTGTTATTACCGCTGTTGATACGCCTGAACCATGTTCGTCAAAATCTATAAGGCCTGCCAAACTATCTGCCGCGTCATCATGCTGTTTCTTTGTCATGTTCATCGTAAAACTAAACAAATTGTTCATAAATTTACGATATTGTTCACTTCTTAGTCCCGGTTCCTTATAATAGATGTGTCTTATCTGCTCCGCACAATCCCAAATTCTTTGTGCTTTCCTTTTCGTTGACGGCGCCCAATCTGTTGATATGTTAACTCGCCATGTAATCTCTTTATCTTCCTTGACCTTGCTTCTTATGTCATCCGCATATCCTTCGCCACCCTGATTCGATTCAAAATGCGCGTTCTTAATAATATGCTTTTTGATTTTCGAGACTATCTGTGGTTCCGTGATGTGTTTTTCGGAATTATCAAAAACCACATCTTCCATATACCAATCCCCATTTTCATAAACATACACAATAGGAAATGATACATAGTCGCCACCACCTAACGCTGTATCTCCATGAGCGATTACCTTTAACGGCTTTTCTTCCGGCAAGACCTTGTAATATCTCATGTGTTCTGGATTAAATACAGCACCTTTTCGGTCAATAGGCTGTTGCTGATACTGACTCCACCAACCTGCCATATCGTCATTTGCTTCAAACTCTGCTCTCTTTTGTCTATAAGCCTGTGTCGTATATCCAACGCCATACTCATAATCAAAATTACTTTCATCCGTTTGAGGATCTAATGCAGGTATGATAATCGCTTCAAACTTCCTATCCTTAAATTCAGGATTATTCTCTAAAGTCTCTCGTCGGTGCATATAGATATCATTTGTCGCCCAAATTGTACCGATGTTGATAACCTTGCAATTCTCTTTTGCTCTCGATAAGACGTTGTTCTGATAAATGGTTCTCTTTCGCTTTAAAACGTCAGGAGACATTACATCCTGCACACCTTCAAGGATATCGTCAAGTATCAAAATTCCATAAGCGTCATACTCGCCGTTCAAACCTGATTCAAGTCCCTTGCCTGACAATGTGGCATACTTCTTATCTCTATCCAAATTGATTTTATGAGACTTCGCGTTCGTTGAAGCTATCTTTGTTCTCGGAAACACGTCATAAAACCGATATGTAGGATCTGTCCAAAGTTCCATAACGCCATCCAAAAACGCACCGCCCAAATCTTCCTTATGGGTTACATAAAGATTGCTGTGTTCGCTATCCTTCGGACAATGCCATGAAACATACCCCGTTATAAGCTGCGACTTTCCAACTCTCGGCGGTGTATGTAAGAACAATTCTTTAAGGTCCTTATCATACTCGATATCCATTAAGGCGTCTGACACGGGTTTTAATTTTGCCCTTCTCGGTTCGTAAAATCTCTCTTTTCTTAGTCGGTCCCTCTCGATATACAAGTAATAACTATCAAAATCGTAAACCGCTGCCCCTAACAAGGTGTCATAATGCCAATTTATATAATTGTAATCGGCCTTATTCTCTTGGGCGTAGTTCTCCAACATAGCAAAGGTTCCATTTGTCTTTTGTCGGATTATTTTCTCAATGCTGTCAATAGTGAAGTCCTTTAACTTCATCCCGTACTCATTGTCGCCCTCTTGAAATGCTATTCGAGTAGCTGCAACCATCGGTTCCAATACTTCATCCGTGATACCGTGTCTATCTATGTAGTTTTCATAAGAAGTCCATGCTCGGACTAATTCTTTACTTGCCATTTAGCCACCCATTTGTCTAACGATGTTTCCCATCATTTTGTCAGGATCTTGTTTCTTGACCTCGCATAAGCGTTCAAATTCTTCATATCTCGGATTAACCAACCTATTGTCTGAATAATAAAGGGTTCCATCTTCTAATAGCTGTCGAATATCCGATAGTAGTCTCTCCGTCGGTACTCTCATTAAACTTGCCATTGCCTCTATCTCTGATAGGTCTGTTTTCTCTACGGGTGTACCCCTATCGCCCGTTTTTTCTTCAATTTCGGGTATACCCCTGACCGATTTTTCTGATTTTTTAGGGTGTACCCCGTCCTCTATCAAAAGATGGACCGCATTATTAAAAGTTGTCCCCTCTTTCTTCATCACTTCCTCGATTATCCCTAAATCAGTAGGATTAAACCTTATTGTCTTTGTCGCTGAACCAATAGTCGGCATATTTCTCTCCTTGTCGTTTATCAAATAGAGGGTGTACCCACACTTCGTTTCTTTCAAAAATACGATATTTACGGCTTTTCTTTGGGGTGTACCCGTTTTGGTTTTTGGGAGTTTGAAGGGGTTACCCCGGCCTGCCTG